GTTCATAGCGGCCACAACAGCGCCGCCAGTCGGGTTGATCTCATGGAACACACCGAAGTCCAGTGCGCGGGAAAGTGCCGGCTGGATCAGCGCGAGGATCTCGTCGATGACCTCAAGCTGGCGGTCCTCGTCAGCCCACAGGACTTCCTCGTTGAAGCGAAGAGTCTTGTGGAACTTGAACGGCTTGACAGCCTTCGAGGTGGGCGTAACAGTTGATGCGCCCTTCTGCCCGCCCTCAGCGACGTACTCAGCCTCGCCGATGTCGAACGTCCAGGACTCGCCCTCGCCGAAGGTCATCGGGGTCTGAGCGGACAGGCTAGCGACGCAGGAGCCGCTCTGGATCTTGCCCAGCCAAGGGGCGATTTTCTGCTTCGGGATCGAAAGGGATCCGGTGGCCAGTGTAGCCATTTTTTCCTCCTAGGAAAGTTGCTTTAGTCGGCGCGGCCGAACAGGCTGCGAGCGAATTCGCGCTCGTCAGTGTTCGTGCCACCCGCGGGGGTGTTGCCCTCTTTTGGGGCTAAGTTGCCTTGCTTCTTCCGGTCTGCTTCTCGGCCCGCCAGGCGCTGAGCCTGTGCGGTGAGAGTTGACTCGTCGGTTCCGGTGAGGAAGAGGTCGCGGTCCTCTGCTGACAGGCCATGCTTCGCGGCGATGTCGCTTCGCAGCGCAGTGGCTTTCGCCGTGGTGAGCTCCCCTTCGAGGGACGCGAGGCGTTCCTCCAGGGTCTTACTCCCGGCAGCCTTGGCTTTCAGGTCTTCGTAATCGGCGTACTTTGCACGTTCCCGCGCAACACGTTCCTTCACGATCCTGTCAACGTCAGCCTGCGAAACAAGCTGACTTTCCTTAGCCTGATCAGCACCCTCGGCCGCCGCTTCGGCGCCCTCAGTTACCGCTCCAATTGCTTCACTCATCGGATAACTCCGTTTCTGTTCCGTCGAACATTGAGACCGGTCTTGAAGCGCGACCGTAGCGCTCTCCCCAGGGGGGAAGTTCTGTTATTTGGCCTTGAGTTCGCGCCGCAGTTGAGCGATGCGATCCGTCTGCCATTTGATGGGCCTATCGAGGTTCTCGCCATTAGCAGCCCTTGCCTTGAGTGCGGGCAGGGAAGTCTCAAGCGACGTCAACTGAGCCCGCAGGCGAGCGGCCTTCTGCGCCGGCGTGATCTCGGTTTCGCTCCTCAACTTCAAGGAAGCCTGCGCAGCCTTAGGTGATCCGGGCGGCGAGTAGAGCGCATCCAGGTATTGCCGTAGACGCTCTTTCTGCGCCGGGGTCCGCTTAGCTTTGCTCGCGAGATACTGCATCACGCTTGCTTCGTCGCCGTAGTCACTGTTCGAGAAGACCGGCTGCGCGGTGCACTTGCAGCTTGGGTGAGCGGCAAAGCGGGCCGTGGTGTCCATATACACGGCGCCACGGTCAGCGAGCATCCGACATAGCCGACACCCGCCGCTCGTGATCCGACGCCAGCCAACCGCTGACGGGTCACGCCGGCGGTTGGTGAGGATCGTGTCGCGGTATGGCTTGGCCGTCTCCAGCGTCACAACGTCTGCCAGCCGTGACGCCGACTTCTCAATGTCCGCATCGAACAGAGGCTCGGACGCCCATGCGACCGACCTGCGAATGCTCACCGTGCGGTCATCAATTACGGGCTCGGCGAGGTAAAGCTTGGGCGGTGCCCAGCGTTCGCGCTCGTCGTCGTAGAAGTCTGCCGCCAACGCGGAAGACCCCTCGGAGTAGTAAGCGATAACGCCGGGTATGGCTTCAAGTAGTACGGCGCGCTGCTCCTCGGGAGGCCCGGTGATGCGGCCAAGAGCGGTCGCCGCCGCGGTGACGGCAGCCCCGACGATTAGCTGTAGCGCCGCCTTAGACTCACTGGCCAGCGTCATTAGCCTGCGGTGCCTGCGGGGCAAGAGCGGCCATTACAGCACGCCCAGCGGCCCGCCTGCGGTCAGCCATAGCCCGGCGGATCTGCTGCTCATCAAGCCCAAGCAACTCCAGGCCGACCTCAGTCTCAGCAAGCCACGGAATAGCGCCGATCTGCTTAGCGCCAGCATCAGCCGCAGCCGCCTTAGACAGGTAGATCGGGGAACGCCACTTAGCCTCAATGGAGCCCCACTCTTCAGGGACCGCGGAGAGATCGTTCTGAATCGCCAAAGCCCGGTTCACGGTGCGGCGGATCGGAACGGACCAGTCATCCATCGCGCCCTCAGCCTCGGAAATCAGATTCTCCCGAGACGCCGCGTAAGAATCGCCCGACGTCGGGTTAGCCATATCCGTCAGCGCAAAGTCCGAATCGGGAAGATCCGTCTCACGCGCCATCAACTTAGCCAGCGCATTCAACTGAGCCAGGTGAGGCTCCGGTGACTGCGCATCAAACTGCTTCACATCAGCGCGAGGGCTTGCCGCGTCATCGTCATCCGGGATGCCGAATGTGCGACCCAATGCGATCTGCCAAGACGCCTTCGTGGAACCGTCCGCGTTCTTGAAGATCGACTCGTCGGCGCCCAACAGGATCAGCTTCGGAATCGTGTAAACATCCATGTGGCCCTCAAGCCGGACCAGCGACCGAAGCGCCGAGTCCTGGTGAGCCATGACAGGCCGCGTAATGCGCGACCGGCCCATACGGCGGGAACCACGAGGACGGTACACCAACGGCTCAGCAGGGACGCCCCACGTATGCTCAGAGCGCTCCACGGACCAGCCGAGACGGCTCTTGTCCGCATTGATCGTCAGATTGTCCAAGTACAGGACGAAGCCCGTAACCTTGCCATCCACGCGGGCCGTGATCGACAGGAGATTATCCAGTGCCCGGCGGCGAGAGTTCCACTCACCAAAAGCATTCAGCGCATCCTTGGCATGAACCAGCGCGGCCGGCTCACCCTTATCCCGGTCGCCCTTCGTCGTGATCAGGTAAGAGACGCCATGAAGCAGCGAGTCAGTGCGGGCCTGCGAAATCTCAGAGAGCAGGAAGTTGCTCTCCTCAAGCTGCGCCATACCCAGCGACTCAAGATCGCCAGCCGCCCAAATCATCTTCTCCAGGTTGCAACGACGAGCAAGCCCGTCAACACCCTTAGCAGCCCAGCCCAGCGCAATACCAATGTTGTGATACTGCGGCGGAATGACCGTACCAACAAGCCTCGCAGCACGCTTCCCGTCATAGTAGGACGAACGCAGAAGGTTCCGCGGAGTCTTACCCTCAAGGCCCTCAAGGCAGCGGTTTAGGGTCGCCAGCTCGCCTTCACTGAGCCCAGGAATGGACAGCTTTTCGAAAGCCACTAGAGAACCACCGCCGTCCTAGATCCAGCACGCCGAGTCGGGCGCTGTACGTTATCGTTTTGAGCGCCCCAAAGGGCAAGAGTGTGAGAAACAATCGGCGTAATGTCCGACGCCGCGTCTTTACGGTTCCAAGCCCAGCCGCCAGCAAGAGGACGCTTACGAGCCAGGGACAACGCAACATTGACCTGCGGCTGATCCGTGTGAATCACCGAACGATCAATCACGCCGTCATAGAACTTCGCGCACGCAATAGCCATATCCCGACCCTCCGCAGCGGCAAGCGTTACGAGAACGTCCGTGCCGATCAGGTAGTTACGATCACGCCGGCGCTCCACAAGGCCGGACATCTCATCCACCACCACGGCATGAAGGCGGTTCTTAGCAGCACGCGCCACAACCCACGGGATCACCCAATCAACACCCTTGCGGGAATCGTCAAGCTCCACATGCCAGCGACCATCGGCACGCTGACCAGCCAAGGAAACGGAAGACATGCCGCGGTTCGGGGGAACATCAATCGCCAGAGACAGGCGCTCGATAGCCATCGACGCCGGATCCGCTATGGCATCCCAAGAAGCTTCGTCAATTACGCGGGCAGAATCCTCAGCATCCCAAATGCCGAGCGCCTCGCGCTTGAACGAATCATCATCCGTGAGGTTCTCACGCATGCGCTCCATGGATTCCACAGGCGTCCTGTGCGGGAACGACGGGTTAGCCTTAGCCCACTGCTCACGGTCATCAGGGTCCGCCTGAGGGTCCGCAGCGAACTCGACATAGACAATGTTCTTCGCCTTGCCCGACATCGCCTTAGCGCGGCGATTAGAGAACTCCTCGCCAGGGTCAGTCGGACGCGGCGGCGTGCCCATGAAGAACAGCAACGCACCGGCAGGCTGAGTGGACTGGTTCGCGGCCGGCACCATATCCTCAAGGGCCTTCTCGCTGAGGATCTGAGCCTCATCGAAAATCTCCGCATCAACCTTGTCAAAGCCGCGGCCGAAACCCTGTTCGCGGGCGCCAAACATGATGATCGAACCGTTCTTGAAACGGATCTCCTGCTCGCCGTTAGACGTGCGGATCGCATCAACATGCGGCCAAATCTTCTTC